GGTAAATCAAATTGGTGTAAATAATCTAGCCATTCCGGAGAATTCATATATAATAATTTATAATGAAATATTATTATATATATTTTGTATTAAATACATTATACACCGGTAGAACCAAATCCGCCAGTGTTTCGAGTGGTATCGGTTAGCTCATCTTTATCTACTAGAACCACATAAATAGGACACAAAGTAGGATGACAGATTTGAACAAGACGGCTAAGTTTTGTTACATTATATGTATCTGCATTATCAAAATAAGTTGCCCGGAATGCACCAATTAAGTTGCCCCTATAACCAGAATCAATAATGCCGGTATGATTTGCGAGCATAAGAGGAGTTTTAGAAATACTAGAACGTGGGTGCATTGTGAATCCAGTTGTTTTTAGCACATCTTCATTCGAATCACAATATACCATTTCGGCTTTTACATCCATATCAATAAAATTAGAAACGAATAATTTGTCAAATGTATGGTCAGTCGGAACATAAACATCGAATCCAGAATCTGGAAAATCATCGTTTAAAAATTTGTCGTTGTGCTTTTCAATACTGTTTTCATATACTCCTCTCAATGCATTATTTTCAACAACTAACTTTAAAATAGCAAAATTAGACGAGGCACTATTACTACGTAGTTTCAAATTATGATAAATATCATACATTTTACCGTGTTCATGGGTCATCATTTTATATATGTATCACGCATTCTTTATCTTATTTGTTCAAAGGTATAATTATATTTTATAAATATAATATAATATAAAATGACTGATACAGCAGATAATTTTATACTAGAAGAATTTATAAAATATAATTACAAAAACAAAATACCATCAAAAACAAATTATTTTATACACCAAATTAAAAATTTAAACGTATTATCAAAAACAGAAATAGAAATGATAAATAAAATAGAATCGTCAGACAGAATAGAAATATTGAACGCCTATAATGATATGATTATGCAGATAACTACAATTATAGACGATATTAACTAGCAGTAAAGTGTAATATTATATATTCTTTCCAATACATTTATTTAGTATCATCTTATATTGTGTTCTTTCTTGTATCTTTTCCAAGTCAATGTATTATCTTTAGTGCCATCTAATGTATTATCTTCTACATTATGTTCTTCATCCAAATTATCCCCTCGTTTCAATGCACTATCAATATATAATTCTTTCAATACCTTACCAACCATAACAGAACCTTCGTGCTGATTTACCTTATCATCTTCAATCATTTTGAGAACCATCAACAATTTAGTCATTATTTCCAGATCCAACTCATCTTTTGTTATACGGTTAAATATATCTGTATAATTAGTGTATAAAAATAGACATTCATTAGATGCTTTGTCAACAAAGGCGTCAAAATCCCGAACTTGTAAAGACCGATTTGCCGTTTTGAAAGTATCTAACTTCCGAATATCATCACGAATAAGGACACTATGTTTTATTTTCCGAATATGTTCGGTATTATCATCACAATCTGATTCATTAATCATTTCTTGCAATTTCAATCGTTCATGATCATTCAGGTTTGCCATATTATACCATAAGTAATAAGTAGTTATTTATGTATGTTTAAGCATAAAAACTAATAATTTGCGCAAATATTTAGCAATGAAAATAGACAAAGTTATTATCTGCGAGATATGTATATAAAAATGAAGTTGAATTTTTTTAACATTTTAGTTATTGTGCTGTTTGTGCTAATAATCACATTTACCACAGTTGCCTCTTGTAGCAACTATAGCCCGTATCATGCAGATACTATTTTCGAAAAACACGGAAAGTTCGAAGGATTCAATAGCAACGACCAGATGTTGCACTACTCTGATAAAAATACAAACGCTGCTGTGGACACAAACACTCAGTTCGCGATTGATGGGCAGGGTGAGTGTAAAAAGATATTTGGCTTCGATGGTCTATTTTGTGGTCCCAAGCAAGGACCTCAACCCGTAGATACGATTGGTGCAGCAAAGGGTAGTATCGAATGTATCGGAAAGAGCTCTGGATTAACAAACTCAATGGGTGGATTATGTTTAGACGAGAACCAACAGAAAATGTTATCTACTAGAGGTGGTAATATGAGCACCGGTCCCGCCGAGATTGGCGAGAAGTAATCAAATCAAATCAAATCAAACAACATAATATATTTATCTAAATTTAGATAAATATGTTTATTTTTATAAAAAGATAGTGGATTTATCAACACGACTACCTATCAATTCTTTCAAAGATGCCGAAACTAATGACACTTGATTATCATTGTTCGAAAATCTGAATACAATTTCATTATTTTTAATAAAAAAATCCTGAAGAGGAAATACAATAGAACAAATACTAATCGACCAATATTGTTGTTTTGCATTTTTAAGAGTGTCCATAAAATAGTCGTAAAAAAATTGTATATCAAAAGTCAGTTCGCAATTTTTACAATAATGTATGGTAAGGGTATTATCTACATCCGTGTCTATTGTGTCAGATTCAACTGAGTGATCGCAATTATGATGTAATGCATACCGATTCTTCAATAGCAATTCAGAATACATAGGGGATCGTTCCGTTTTTGATATTTGTTGCATTAAGTCTATAGCATAAGCAATATTTTTGATTTCTATATTATTCATAAAAAAACAGTATATACAAGTATCTATTATTTTTTTATGTGTTTTATAATTTAAACATACATAGCCAATAGGCTCTGATTGACGTGTTCCTCTTTTTTGATGAAAGTATCAATATGCTTCTGTGTGACTGTAATGGGGAATGAAACCTCAATATCCATATCTTTATCGAAGATATTCGAATCTTTCTTTACAAGCCGGTAGAGATTGAGTTTTGTATGAATAATCTCCAGACATCTTTTAAGATTACGAACACCTTGTTCTTTGTCTGTTAGATGCTCACTGGAAACAATATAGTTGATGGTTTCATCTGGAATAATAACTTCTTCTTTTGAAAACCCAACTTGTTCGCGAATCTTAGGGAGAAGATGGTCTCGTGCGATAATTAGCTTTTCCTTTGATTCATATCCCTTGGTTTGAATACGATACATTCTGTCTCGAAGAATGGGGTTCACTTTCGACTCATCATTATAGCTGAATATGAATAGACATTTGCTGAGATCAAACTCCACTTCTGAGAAATACTTATCGTGGAACTGGCTATTCTGTGTAGTATCCGTTAGGTGGGTAAGAATACCGATAATTTCTTCACCCTTAGGTGTATCGCTAACCTTATCAAGCTCATCGAAATAGAATACCGGGTTCATACACTTACATTCAATAATTGTTTGCACAATCTTGCCCCAAGTGCTGCCTTCATATGTATATGAATGACCTTCAAGGAAGCTACTATCGCTGTTTCCACCGAGGGCAATGAACGAGAATTCTCGACCAAGAATTTTACTAATACCATCTTTTACCAGAGTTGTCTTACCTGTTCCCATAGGTCCTTTAATCGCAATAGCAGTGCCCATAGCAGAAGGGTTTGATACCCATTGACCCATCATTTGCATAATTTGAAGCTTCGCGTCATCTAGCCCATATACACATTCGTCTAACTGGTTCTTAGCGTTGCCCATAAAGTCGTGGCAAATATCAATGCCGTCATTAATATTGACAGAAAGACTGCGATAAATACCGAAGGGGATCTTCATAAACGTATCTACCCAATTCTTGATCTTATAAAACTCTGGGTCGCCAGGTTCCATCATACGTAATACGTTTAACCGTTGCATAGCAACTGCTTTGTAAGTAGCAGGCATATTTGTATCGAGAAGCGCTAGTCGATAAGGCTTATCGATATTGATATGCTTATTGATTTCCTTCAAATCTTGCATAGCACGAAGTTGTTCCTTGTTCGAAAGCTTCTTCTTGAAGTAATCGATTTCATTTTCCTTTTTCTTATCATTATGAATAAGCTTGTGATAGATCTTGGCATTCTTATTTCTTGATTTCTTAACAAGCTTCATAATAGAACGCTTGCAATCATCAACTGCATTCTTCAATATCTTACTATTGGGCTTTTTATTTAGCTGGGTAGTAAGATGCTTCTTAGTTTCGACCAAATCTAGGTATTCTTGCTCCACATCAGTGAGTTCAACGTCGGCTTCGTCGTCAGTCTTCTTCTTCTTCTTTGACTTTTTATCTGGTTTTACATTGTTGCTATCGTCGCCGGTTGAACCTGTCTCGTTAAATTTCTCTTTCATAAACATTTTTTCATCATCACTATCGCAGTCGGCATTATCCTCAATATAATCTTCTTCCTCATTCTCACCTCCGCCCATCAAAATGATGTTAAACATTTTTTCTTCGTCTTCGGCGGCAGCTTCTTCATCATAATCGCTATCATCGCTATCATCGCTATCATCGGCTTCGCTATCATCGGCTTCGCTATCGTCGTCTTCGCTATCGTCGTCTTCAATGTCTTCATCATAATAGTCTTCATCTTCCTCCTCGCTATCGTCGGATTCTTCGACAACCTTCTTTTTCTTGTTGTTTTGGCGGGCATTATGTTTAGATTTTTTAGGTTTAATAGTAGAAGTATTTTTATGGGATTTTTTGGTTTCCTTTGCACGGTTCGAAATATATTTAGAAGGGAAAATCTTAGACAAAAGTTCTTGTATCTCCCCTTGGTCAAGATCAATATCGTCTTCCTCATCGCGATGTCTTCTCTTTTTATCGTGTTTTTTGTTTTTTTTTGTTTTAGGTGGTTCATATGAACTTTCGCTTTCGCTTTCACTTTCACTTTCACTCTCAGAGATAGTTTCATAGTCATTGTCAGAAACATCACTCTCAGAGTCACATTGACTTACCTTCTTCTTCATCTGCTTAGTCTTAGACTTAGCACTGGATTTAGATTCTTTTACTTGTTTTCCTGGCATTTTAAAATAGTATTATTTGATTAATATGTTAAAAAGTATGAAAACAATACTACGATCAATTTATGACATTATCAATCAAAATGAAATACTGATTTATATAATAAAATTGATTATCGTGCTATAACATATTTAAATAGTATAATATAGTATAATATAGGTAGTATGTCTTCAATAATGAATGATAATAAAGCACCCCCTTCCAGAATCATTGGAGTACAATTTAGTATGTTGTCTCCCGAAGAAATCCGAAAGAATTCAGTTGTGGAAATTTCTTCAAGAGACACATATATAAATAATAAGCCGGTGGTGGGAGGATTGTTTGACCCTAGAATGGGCGTTCTCGAGCCAGGATTGATTTGTCCAACTGATGGTTATACATATATCGACACGCCCGGTTATTTTGGTCATATCGAAATGGCCCGTCCCGTGTTTTATGTTCAACATATCAAAGAAATAATAAAAATTACAAAGTTAGTATGTTATAAGTGCAGCAAGCTACTAATGAATAAAAATCAACATAGACATATATTGAATTTACCCGCAGATAAAAGATGGCATTACATGAACAACCTACGTGGAAATATTAACCGTTGTGGCGAGTGCAATGATGATGGTTGTGGATGTTTGCAGCCATCGAAGATCCGTTTGGAAGGTTTTGCCACGGTCAAAGCGACTATTGCATACCAAGACGAAACTACAAACGAAAAAATGGAGGTAGAAGTCGAAATGACACCTGAGATGATCCTCAGACAATTCAAACGTATATCTGACGAAGATGTATCGTTTATGGGTTTCAGTCCGTTATGGTCTCGCCCAGAATGGATGGTATGTCAAGCATTGGCAGTTCCCCCACCTGCCGTGCGTCCATCGGTCAAGCACGACGCACAACAGCGTAGTGAAGATGATTTAACACATATATATAGCAGTATTATCAAAAATAACCTAGACTTGGCAAGCAAGATTGCAAATGATGCAGCTCCTCATGTAATTAAACAGTTAGTAGATACAATGCAATATTTGACGGCAATGATTGTAAATAATAAAATTAAGGGCGCCGAGCCGATGGCGCAGCGTTCAGGTAGAACAATGAATTGTATAATGAGTAGGCTGAATAGCAAGAATGGACGAATTCGTGGCAATTTGATGGGAAAGCGTGTAGATTTTAGTGCTCGTTCGGTAATTACAGGTGATCCGAATCTATCTATTCGCCAGCTAGGTGTGCCAAAGAAGATTGCGATGAATATTACCAAGCCTATAACAGTGAATGCTCGCACACGCGACTTCTTGATGAAGCTTATTCAAAATGGACCAGATAAGTATCCTGGAGCGAAAATCCTGGAGCGAAAAAATGGCGAAAATATTACACTCCGTTATGTAGATAGAAATTCTATCCGATTGGCGGATGGAGATATTGTCCATCGTCATATGATGGACGGAGACGCAATATTGTTCAACAGACAACCCTCTCTTCATAGAATGAGTATGATGTGTCATATTGCGAAGATTATGAAGAAAGGTGATACATTTCGTATGAATGTTGGTGATACTAAACCATACAATGCTGATTTTGATGGAGATGAAATGAATATGCATATGCCACAGAATGTATTAGCGGAAACAGAACTAAAACATTTGGCAGCTATTCCGTATCAGATGATAAGTCCAGCGCAGAATTCCCCAATCATCGGTATTTTCCAAGATTCAATGTTGGGGTCTTATCGTTTCACTAGACCTAATTTGAAATTCACTCCTAGACAGACTATGAATTTATTGATGATGTTCAATAAGATAGATCCTAGTTTTATTGAAAAGGCAAACGGTGGGGATATATCTAATTTTGATATCCTTACCCAAATTTTGCCTAATATGACATTGAAATATAAAACACAGTTATACGACGAAGAAGAAGATTTTGAAACCTCCAACAACGTATTGGAAATTAGAAATGGAAAGTATATTCGTGGTCAAATGGAAAAGTCCGTGCTAGGTTCAACTACAAAGGGTATCATACATCGTATTTGTAATGATTTTGGCAATTTCCAAGCTTCGCAATTTGTAGATGACATTCAAAATGTAATTACTGAATATATGAAGTCAAGCTCTTTCAGTGTAGGTATTAGTGATTTGATAGCCGATAAAAAAACACAAGATAATATTATTCACGTAATCACAACACAGAAACAAGAAGTGCAGTCAGTTATTGAAAAGGTTCATCTAGGAACGTTTGATAATGATACATCTGCTACAAACAATACGTATTTTGAAACAACTATAAATAATGTATTGAACAAGGCAACCGAGCAAGCTGGTAAGATTGGTCGTAAGTCTTTGAGTAAAAATAATCGATTTATGATGATTGTCAATTCTGGTTCAAAGGGTAATCTTATTAACATTTCACAGATGATTTCTTGCTTAGGACAGACGAATGTAGATGGAAAGCGAATTCCTTATGGTTTCGAAAATAGAACCCTTCCGCATTTCAGTAAATTCGACGATAGTCCTGGAGCTCGCGGTTTCATTGAAAATTCTTACATTTCCGGTCTAACTGCACCCGAGTTGTTCTTCCACGCAATGGGTGGTCGTATTGGTCTTATTGATACAGCAGTTAAGACTTCGCAGACTGGATATATTCAACGAAGGCTGATTAAAGGTCTAGAAGATATCAAGGTGGAATATGATATGACAGTTAGAAATAACAAGGGTAAGATTATTCAATTCACTTATGGAGATGACGGTTTTGACTCTACCAAGACTGAGAATCAGGGCATTTCATTGGTGGGAATGAGCACCGAAGATATTTATTCTCACTATGATATCCTTGGTGGGACCGAGATTGTAAATTTGATGACAAAAGGAACTGCAACCAGACATCGTAAGCAAAAGAAAGACCTAGCTACAAAATCTCAGAAATTAATAGATATTATGTTGAAGGCCAGAAACGAAATCGTGAAACAGGTGTTTAATTACAATAATAATAGTGGTATTAAGATGCCAGTCGCTTTCCAGAATATCATTGTAAATATCCAAGGACAGCTGAATCTCAATGCAAATGCTCTTGTTGATATCACTCCAATGGAAGCGTTTGACCTAATCGACGAGTATTTGGTAAAATTAAAGAAACTTACCTATTCCAAACCTACACCCTTGTTTGAAATTATGTATTTCTTCTATTTGAACCCTAGAGATTTGATTACGAAAAAACGTTTCCACAGAAAAGGGTTGATTATGCTTTTAGAGACAATTATATTAAGATATAAACAAGCAATTGTTCACCCTGGTGAAATGGTAGGTGTGGTTGCGGGACAATCTATTGGTGAGCCAACTACCCAGCTTACGTTGAATACCTTTCATTTAAGTGGTGTTGCATCAAAGTCGAATGTGACTCGTGGTGTTCCTCGAATTGAAGAGATTTTGCGTCTTACTAAAAATCCCAAACATCCTTCGGTAACAGTTCATATGAAAGCACTAGATGAACATAGCCAAGATAAGGCGAGTCAATATGCAAATATGCTTGAGCATACCAAGTTAGTGGATGTAGTAAAGCACGTGCAAATATGTTTCGACCCTACTGAACACAGTAGTATTATCGAAAATGACCAATTGTTAATGGAGCAATATAGTGAATTTGAAAAGATGATAGATGAATGTGCTGGCGATGATTCTGGAAACGGTATTATAAAATCGAAATGGATTATTCGTATGGAGTTTGATGCAGAGACATTGTTGGAAAAGAATATTACGATGGATGACATTCATTTTGCTATTAATAATAGCCACGGCAATGATATATCTTGTGCATACTCTGACTATAACTCCAGTAATTTGATTTTCCGTATTCGTTTGAATAGTGCGGTATTAAACAAAACCAAAAAGCAGAAAGGCATTGCCGAAACACTCGACCAATCTGACGAAATATTCTTATTGAGAAATTTCCAAGATAACTTACTTAATAATATTGTTTTGCGAGGTGTTTCTGGAATTACAAATGTATTACCAAGAAAGGTCCAAAATATGGTTTCAAGAATTGATGATAAATTCGTGCAAAATGATATCTGGGTTTTGGATACTACTGGCACGAATCTGATGGATGTTCTAGCATTTGAATTTATTGATAACAAGCGAACCTTCAGTAATGATATCAAGGAAGTGTTCAATGTCCTTGGTATTGAAGCTGCTAGACAAGTTATCTACAATGAATTGATGGAAGTAATGGAGTTTAGCGGTGTATATATAAATTATCATCACGTAAGTATATTGTGTGATAGAATGACTTCCAACCAAAATATGGTCGCTATCTTCCGTTCTGGTATTTTGAATGATAATATCGGTCCTATTTCTAAGTCGACATTTGAGGTGCATACAGAAGTGCTATTAGACGCATCTCGACACGCAGATTTTGACCATATGAGAGGAGTATCGGCCAATGTAATGATGGGACAGACCGGCAATTATGGAACCGGCATGTTCAATGTTGTATTGGATATTGATGCTATGAAAAATATAGATAGCAAATCAGTAAATGCTAAGAACCAGGCGCAAGAAATTAGTGATATGTTTGGTGGTTTAGAAGATACTACTGATGTATGTGCAAAGAATAATATTGAAATCAACAACAATTTATCTACCATTAAGCCAAAGGAAATGGATGACTGTAATGATGATTATGATATTGGGTTTTAAATAAGTATAAAATAAATAATTAGCAAATAAAGCATATAAATGAAATACATTATATTATAATGTGTGAGAGCACATTTTTTCATCCGGGTTTAGCTCAGTTGGTAGAGCAATCGACTGTAGTGATATATTACCTGATTATATGTTTGTATAATTACGTAAAAATCGTGGAGTTATCGATAGGCCACCTGTTCGAGTCAGGTAATCCGGAATTTTTAATAATATAAAATTTATATTATTAAATCACATCTCTAGTCGTTTTGTTTATTCATAACTCGTAAAGGCATTTTATAAGTATTCAAATAATCATAGAGAGTTTGCTTTGTCATAATTACATTTTCGACTGTGCGTAAAGGAATAGCAGGTTGTATAATACTGTATGCAGAAGGATATATGTCGTTGGTTTTATAAGGTTCTGTATGAACGAACGTATAATTATCTACATCCGCATTCCCACCTAGCACAATATAGTTCGTTTTCAGCTTCATCGTTTTATAATTATTATCTGAAAACAACACGACAGGTAAATTCATTTCATTACATAATACCCACAAATCAATATGAGTAATGACATAACTATCATTCATTATCATTGTTTCAATCGTCAACATTTTTTTTTGAATCTTTGAAATATACATTTTTTTAAATTGTTTCGATAATATGCTGTATAAAATAACTGTATAATGCGGGTATTCTGACAATAATTTTGTATAAACTTGAATCAGCCTTTGTTTAATAGAATGAATATTCTCTTCAATATCTGCGTGGGTTTTCAATATATTAGCAATGGCGAAAAAACTGCAAAGCGGTGTTTTATTTAATACTAATTTTTTATGCATATTTGTAAATATATGGTTCCAATTTTCTTTTTCGGGAATAGGTATTGTTTTTGATATACATTCCTTGTCGAATAAATGGATATTGGAATAAATATCGACGGTTTCTTGTTCATCCAGTGATATTTTTTTAGAAGTTTTCGTTTGTTTTGAGGGCACAGCTACTTCATAAGGGATGCTTTGGATATATTTATTATTTTGGTCCGACGACAAATTGTCAAAGTAATCTCCCATTACGTGAGAATGTAATAAAAGAGCTTCGTCTGATAATACTTTATAGTCAATATTCGCCATTTTGAGGTAGCTAGGTTCAAACATAAAAGTTCTAACGCGAGAAAACCGTACCAATTCGTCGCACAATTTCATATAATAATGCTCTTTGTTGTTTTCACCTGTCATTAAATTCTTATCGGGAACACATAACTGGTTTTCCTTTGACATGCAAAACCCGTGTTTATTATTAGGATGCAATTCGTTGTTTTTATAAAGAGTGTTTAAAATGTCTTCTGAAAATTCTACAAAATTCACAAGAGGTTCAATTAGTTGTTTCACCATTCCCATTAGTTTTCTCAATTTGATTTCATATATATATTCTTTTGAATTACAAATAGTCAATATTTTATTGGAGAGTTCGTTATTCAGCAGATTTCCTAGTTCATCTCGTAATTTATCGCGGAATTGTAAATAGAATTTTGTTTCAAGTTTGATATTTCGAACAGTTTTTTCCCTTACACCGTCAACTTCTATACTACTAGTTAGCGTTTTGTCAATTTGATAAAACTTGCTATGACTATTGGTTTGAATTGTGTCAATGCCGTCATCGTTCGTATTCTGTTCTGGACTGCTTATCATAATCATTTGATTTGTTTCGGTGATGATACCCACAATCATACCATCTTCTTCTACTTTTGCAATAGGTGCGCATAGAACGTGGCGTTCAGTTCGAGAACTTATAGATTGCAACATTTGAATAGTGGTGGAGTATTCAAGCCATTCAACGTCGTCAATATTTATCAACTTCATTTTCTTCATTTTAATTGAAGGCGCACAAGGAACAAATAATTTATCGGAGCTCTCTTCTAATTCGGATACCATTACGCCAATAATTTTACTTCGATAATTCATAACTTGTTCGTGTATCGTTAGCCCTGCATCATTTAATGTATCAATTATTTTTGATAAAGGAATATTTGTTTTGTAATTATACGTTTTGGGTTTATTCGCTGGTTTGCAATATTTTGAAATGGAGTTCTCAATGTTTTTCAATACAGATACTAACTTGGTGGGGGTATTTTCACTATAGAAAATCTTAACAGCGTTCGTTTTATTTGAGGCTCTTTCGTTTCTAGTATTACCATATACATAGACGGGCTCGTAATATTCATCGTGTTTGATTAATAAAATAGTCCCTCTGTTCGAATCATATAAGGTATCGTTGTATGAATTAGTTGGACAGATTAGCCCGATATTATCTCGAATATCATTATCTTCCACTTCCATTATAGCAATATTGAGTCCGTTTTTGAATAATCCACTTTCGGGGGATGAAATAATATCCCATAAAAAAGTATGGTCAACAATGGAGTCGTCATCTGCAATAAATTCTAAAAATTGTTTATATGATGCAATCGTGAATTTTAAGAAAGATAA